CGAGCACAAATCGATATAGGACAAAGTATTTTCGAATATGGTCAAACATATGTAGCACTTTCGCGAATTCAATCATTGGATGGTCTATATTTATCCGGATTTCAACCTGGACGCATCAAAGCAAATCCGAATGTTCGTGCGTTTTATGATTCGATCGAAAAAATCGAAAACAATTATTCTATACATCCAACAGTAGAACAAGAAATAACATCATCCGAATTAGATTTCGATAAATATCTTTATGTTGAACCGCAAGTCATATCAAAAAATCAAATAAAAATTGTTAAATTGAACTAATAAAGATACATAAAGACTAAATATAAATATATAATATTATATAATTAAAAAAATATGAAAAATTTTTTCCTGTTTTCGATTATAATATGTGCTTTTAATACAGGTGATTCGTTAATACAAAGAACAATAAAAATGTCTTTGAATTCCAACAAAATACCGGTCGAAATATACAAATATAAAAATCTATTTCAATCCGAATCATTAGGTAATTTAATTCAAGACATTGATTCCGATAAAGTAGAAAATATCTATTTTACGGAAGATATGAAAATTGCATATGCCAAACGTAAAAGTAATGTAGAAGATGATAATTTTGAAAATACTATTAATGATTACAGTACAACGGCAAGTAGTCCTGCAATCGCAAATTCACTCATTGAACACGCAAATACTAAAAAAGTGAATACGCTTATCATGGTTCCTCCTACAAATCCAATGAATCAAATCGTACCTCAATTAGCTAACATATTTGATTTTATTTTCATTCCAACTATTTTTTATTTTATTTTTCGTGCGATTTATATTCAATTCAATGGATTCGGTAGAGGTTCTGGAGGAATGCCACCAATGGGCGGTCCAATGGGTGGTCCCGGGCCATTTAATGGTATTGGAGGAAGAAGTCAGTCTGATATTATCAAAGAAAATATGGAAAAATCCAATATTACATTGAATAGTTGGGCAGGAAGTCCAGAAATTTTTCAAGAATGTACTGAAGTTGTATCCTATTTGAATAACAAAACTATGTATGAGGCAGCTGGTGCCAAAATACCAAAAGGTATTTTATTAGAAGGACCACCTGGAACCGGCAAAACTTTAATTGCCAAAGCCATTGCAAGTGAAGCCAATGCCAATTTTTTCGCAGTAGCATCCAGTGAATTTGTCGAATTATTTGTAGGAATGGGAGCGGCCAAAGTACGCGGATTGTTTAAATCAGCCCGTGAAAATGCACCATCTATCATTTTTATTGATGAAATTGATGCTGTAGGAAAACAACGCGGAACTGGTATTAATATGGGAAACGATGAACGCGAACAAACACTCAATCAATTATTAGCAGAAATGGATGGATTCGCTCAAAATGAAGGTGTCTTAGTAATCGCAGCTACCAATAGAAGAGATGTATTAGATAAAGCTCTATTGCGACCTGGGCGGTTTGATCGTATTATAAACGTTCCATTACCAGATCGTGAATCAAGAAAGTCGATATTGGATGTACATTTAAATAATAAAAAAATTGAGGATGGCGTTTCATTGGAAATGTTATCGGATCTTACTGCTGGTTTTTCGGGTGCTCAATTACAGAATTTAGCCAACGAAGCTGCAATTAATGCGGTTCGTCAAGGAAAAACCGTCATCTCTCAGAAAAATTTGGAAGATGCATTAGAAAAATTAATTGTCGGTATTATTAAACAAAATGATACTCGTTCAGATATAACATTGCAACGTGTTGCTGTTCATGAAATCGGACATGCATTTTTAGCAGCATATTTTGAAGAATATTTTGAATTAAAAAAAGTAAGTATTCAAAGCACATACAATGGAGCAGGAGGTTATACTATTTTCAGTGAATATCCAGAAATAATAGAAGGTGGATTATATACAAAAGATTTATTAAAAAAACGCATCATAGTAGCATTAGGTGGAAAAGCCGCTGAAACTATTTTTTATGGAAACAGTCATGTATCATTAGGTGCTACACAAGATTTAAAACAAGCCAATTCAATCGCTCAACAAATGGTTGGTAATTATGGTATGGGAGATAAAGATTTGGAGGTTTTTTATAACGAAAATACAGAATCCGATCGTAATCCATTTTTGGGCAGAACATTAGGAATGGGTGATAAATATTCAGAAAAAACAAAGGAACAATTTGATAAAGAAGTTCTTGAAATTGTGAATTATGCTTTCAAAGAAGCGTTATCTATATTATCGGAAAACAAACATAAATTGAATATTTTGGTTAATATTTTGGAATGTTCTACCATTTTATCAGGTGAGTTTGTAAAAGATTATATTTTTAAATCAAACCATAGTAGTAAAGAAGAACAAAGTTATTAGTAATTGACATATATATACAACACATATTTTTATTTGAAGATAAACACAAAAATAAAGAAAATATACAAATAATTATATTACACCTTTTTACATTTCAAACGCCGTTTTTTTGATTTTTTATTATTGACATTCTTTGCTCTATAATTTTTTCGTTTAGTATTATTTTTACCACCAACATTATTACCAACTTCTTCTACTTGAATGTTTTTTATTGAATTATAAAATTTTTCTATTTCATCTTTTTCATCATAAGGAAAGCCGAATACTGTTTCTTCAATTTCATTCATAGGAATTTTGTTTTCTTTAATTGTTTGCTTACAAAGACCGAATAATGTTCCTACCATTCCTTTATTTGAAGTGTCAATAATTTCTTTTGACACATTTTCTATTTCTGACAATAAGTTTTTACAATTTTCTAAATTATTTATACATTTGTTGATAAGATCCTTTCCTTCGTTAATTTCAATTGTTTTTTTTTCAAATGCTCGCCTAGTTCCGTCGTAAGTATTCCTTAACCATTCTGGGTCTTTACATACATATCTAGAATATATCTCTTTTATTTTTTCCAAAGCAGTAGTAAGTACTTTATTATAACTTGATATAGATCGTTCAATACCAGCACTCATTATATATAAATATATATATATTATATAATAATTTGAATTGAATTAAATATTTTGTTATAATGAACATTAAAATTGATTATAAATGATATATAAATAATTATTTCATAATAAATAAATACAATAATTGTTATTATGAAAACTCGCAGTCAATCGTCCGTTGAAACTCTCATAGAAACTGAAATTGATTTTGATGAAGCAAGCTTAGCTTGGAATAAAAATAAAAATAAATTAAGAAATGGATGTTATGAATATAAAAAAAATGCATTCGGCGAGAAAAATACTGCATTGTCGGTTGTTTTACCTCATCACAAACGAAGAACTGTTAATAGCAATATCCATTGTTATAAATGTTTGAATGAAGGAAAAAAGTGCAATAAATAATATATATATATTTGTTATATAATATAATGAAAAAAACTAAAAGAAATAATAAAATCGGTGTTAAATATACAAAATCAAAAAAAATTAAAAAAAACAATAGTAGAAAAATTAAAAAAAACAATAGTAGAAAAATTAAAAGGGGCGGTGAATATATAAATGCAGGATCATTTGGTGCAGTTTATGCAAACCCTAGATTATTATGTGAAAATGAAACATTAAACCGTCCGGGCATTTATGATGAAGTATCCAAAATTTTTGAATTTAACGATGAGGCCACGGATGAAATTAATAATATTATAGAATTAGAATCTGGACTCGGTAATGATTTAGAAGAATTTAAAAAATATGCAATTATTCCAAAAAAAATATGTAATATTAACCTAGAGTCTTTAAAAAAACCCCCATATGATAACGATAAATACGGCACATATAATAACATTAAAAAATGGATGAGTAAAAAGTATAAAGGAAAATATGGTGAAAATATATATAATGATGATATTTTTACGCCTCTTCGTACTCCATTACATTATAATAATAATAAATATTATGGAAAATTAATTATTTCAGATAAAGGAGATAGTGATTTATTAAATTTTTTTAATGAAATAAATTCCGATGATTTTTTTAAATATTGTTTGAGAGAAATAATCTCAATTGGTAAAGGGATAAAAATATTGCAAGATAACGGTTTTATTCATAATGACATTAAAGCTTCAAATTGTATAAAACATAATAATACATTCAAATTAATTGATCTCGCTCAAAGTAAAAATATCAAAAATACTATAGAAAATATTGATTGCAGTAGTTATGTTTATTGGCCACATACAGTTGTATATACACATTTTTTTAAAGATAAAAATGTTAAGCAAGAAAACATAATAATGACAAAAGAGTTGGTATCTGAGTTATTTAATAAATATTTAAAATTTAATATTAAGCAATACAAAAAACGTATGCCTATCTTATTTAATATTTTTGCTATCAGCAATAAATATGGTTTTACACAAGAAGAAATAAACAGAGTCCATGAAATTAGAAATAATTTATATTTTCAAAAAACATTTAATATAACGAATCCACGTGTTAATTTTAATGATAATATTATTAAAACATTAAATGACCCAAATTTTAGTGTTAATCAAAATTATAACGATTTTTTGGGAGAATTCAATACTATTTTTCAAAATTTTGAAAATATTGATACTTTGAAAATGGATTTGTTTAAACGAATTGATATTTATGGGTTTGGAATGATAATCCTAGAATGCATTGGTATGTATTTAGATTATAAAAACAAACAAACCAATAATGATATTATTATATCTGAAGATATTCGCGAAATAATACTTAAATTATACGAAATTATTTATAAATGTTGTTATCAGGGCGAACGAGTAGCAAATTTTGATGAAATTATTAAAGAATATATATATATAGTTCCTTATTATTATATCGAGAAATTAGAAAAAACATTAAGCGAACAAAGAATTTTGGATGAATTTAAACAATATGCAATTATTCTATCCAAAAATGTCGAAATAAATAATTATAAAACTATGCAAAATGTTCGTTCGAATATAAAAGAATCAAATTTCGACGGTTTAAAAAATATTTTGTATAAATTAATCTCTATAATTAAAGGAATAAGAATATTGCATAATAATAATAGATTTTATATAAAACTTATCGATTACATTGAAGATAATGACGACACATTCAAACTAATTGTTTCTGATGATAATATATCATTCGAAGAGGTAGATGACGATATTTTTTCTTACCGTGTGCCTGAACAAGATGAATTTTTGAAAAAAATTTTTAACTTAAACACAAAAAAAGGATTTACTCCAGAAGAAGTTATCGAAATTTATGAAATGGCAATTGGTATATTTAATTCATTTTCAGAAAATGGTGATACGCGTTTTAATATTAGGAGGCGAATTAATATATATAGTTTTGGTATAATGATATTGGAACATATTCATGATTATTTAAATAGTGAAAATTATAATAAAGACGAAAACAACGACGAAAACAACGACGAAAACATTCATAAAGCAATTATTCAATTATTTTTATTTAGTTATAAATGTTGTTATCAAGAAGAAGATGTTGCAGATATCGATGAAATTATTTCAGAATATGAAAATATATGTGGTAAATTACTGAATAATGATTATGTTTTTTCTGAATTAAAATTACCATCACCGCCATTACCTCCATCGTCATCGCCATCGATGCCAAGATTCATTAAAAAAATGTAATCAATCGAACTTTTCAAGAATTCTTCATCAGAGCGCACATACAACTTATCATATTTTCCTTTTAATAAAGCTACTACTATTTTGGTAAGTTCGTCTTCGGTAGCATTTAATTTTAATAACTCGCCTGTTTTAATATTCAATAGTTTGAATTTCTTTTTATTTTCGGGGTATATCATATTCCATAACCACTCATATATTACTACTTGTAATTTATGATCGATCGAAATTTCCGAAGTACATTTTAATTCCCATACCGTTCCACTGGTCTCCAAGTCAATAATTGCCGAGAACCTGAACCGTGTATCTTTAAAATAGTTCTCCAAACACGCATCAATTCTTGCATGTGCTTCTTCCATAGAATGATGAATAATTGTTTTTTCACAGCATATATAGGGTTCGGTAATTACCGTATTTAATCTCGCTTTGCATTTTTCAATTACACTGTCTGGTATCCAATTGTACGCTGAACGACCGCCAATCTGTTTTAATTTTGAATACAAACGTTCTTGAATCGCAATATAAACATTTGCCAGAAAAAGGTAGTCATTGGTTGTTTCACATACCTCGGGAATTTTTTTCACCATCTTTCTCAAATAGAAATGTTCGTTTTCTTTCATCTCAAGGAGAACATTCGCAATCATCTTTTGTATCGAATTGGATGGTTTTTTTGGGATCTTTTGTCCAAGGTTCTCCAATTCTATCGGATTATTCATTTTATGAATATAATCATAATATAATGCTGGTATTGCAATTCCATTTAAATCGCTTACATCTTCATAAAATCCACTCTTTGTATGTATAATTGATGGAATTTCTATAATCTGTTTTTCATTTTCTTCAAAATCGGGGGTTTTTGGAGAACTTGCAAGTTCTCCATTTTCATTTTCCAAAGTTGAAATAAAAATTCGATCAATCAAAGGGGTTATTTCGTCTATTACAGAATCCGGAATGAATTTTATCATTTTTGTAGGAGTTTCATATTTTTTATCAATCAAGGAATTCGTTTTTTCAAGATCTTCCAAACTTTGCAAGTTCTCATAATACAAAGAAGAACGTGGAATACCCTTGAATTGTATGAAATCCGAACGGGTCATATCATAATGACTCATTTTCAAAAATTCAAATGGGCGGTCTGTGCGGTATTGTTCAAATTCCAATAAATACAATGCCTCTATTCCTCGGGTTGTAGCTACATAAATCGTATTCGGACATTGTTCTTTCGGAATATTTCGTGCAAAATGCATAAAATAATTGTTGTCAAATCCAACTACAAAAACATATTTACGTTGTCGTCCTTTAACACAATGAAAAGTGGAGAACACGATTTTTCGGTCAATTACACGTTCATCCAGCTTATCGTTTTCAAACATCGGAACATAACACGGAATATCATTTTCTACCAAAATGTTCTCCATTTTACGAACATGACTACTCGGCGTTTTAACAGATGCTGCTAAAATAAATATTTCGTTAGGTTCTACTCCTTGCTCTAATAACTGCTGAATGGTATTAACCACGATTTTTTCAATGTTTGGACGGCTATTTTTTATATATGCTACCGGAGGTCCGTCTCTACACGCCAACATGAGTTCGTATCCCATCATAGCCTTGTTTACAAATTTGGCCATTTGATTTGTAATTCTGTAAGACATCCTTAGAGAACAATGTTTGAATTCTCGTGTGATTAATCCACGGAAATTGCACCATATTTTATCAGCCATTGTTAAATATCTTGAATCTGCTCCTTTGAATTCATATAAACATTGCAATTCATCGCCTAGAACAATTAATTGAATTGGAGAACCCATATCATGTAAAAATTTTACTACAAAATGGAAATATAATTCAGTTAAATCTTGGTTCTCATCAATTACCAAAATGTCGATTTTAGGAATAGCTTGTCTTGGTTGCAATTTATTATATAATATATACCGTATTCCGGAATCCGTACTCGCAGAAGACAAATAATATTTTACTGCCAAACTGTGAAACGTATGAACTTTTATATTTTGTAATTGGAGAACCGATACCTTTTCTTTAATATCGATACGTAAACTAGAATTATATGCCAGTTGTAAAATATTTTTATCCGGAAGTTGTTTCGCAATTGATAATACAGTTGTAGATTTGCCAGAACCTGCTACAGCGCGTACTAATATATTATATCCTTCTTTAACATGGTCTATTATAATTTGTTGTTCTTCCGATGGTTCTTGCATACATTATACAAAAAGACTATATAAGTTTTAATTGGTTTATATTGTTATTAGTATTCTGTTCAGAGAACATTTTCTTTGTTTATTTTATAGAGAATATAAAATAAAAATGCCATATTCAGTTCGAAAAGTTCGCAATCAACCTTGTTATAGAGTATCTAATAAAAAAACCAAGAAAATATTCGCAAAATGCACAACAAAAAAAAAGGCAAAAAAACAATTGAATCTTTTACGCGCGATTGAGAACAATCCAAAATTTGTTGAAAAAATAAGAAATACTAGAAAAAATAGAGGCACATAACAAAATTGCAAATAGACGCCTAATGGCGTCCCATTTGAAATCTTCGCTGGTCTAAAATACGCGTTGCTCTATATTATTTTTATTTACAAATAAAAATGATTTACAATAAAATTCAAATTACAAAATTTATAAATTTGCTAAACGGATTAACAATGGAGCAGTAACAACACGATTAATATTTGTTAAGCTTGCTGTTGTTGTTTCAGTGTAATAACCATTGTACTGGTATGAACTTTGTTGAGCGGCTCTCAATGTTTCTAGATAACTTGAAGAAGGACCAATGTTATTTATAGGTAAATATGCTTCTGCTGCAATGTTTAAGTTCAATGTAATTTTGGTTCCATTTGGTACAAAGATTAAATCACCAGCCATAAAACCATCACCCACACCGTAGTTATAGTTGAATGAAGGATCTGAAGCATCATTACTTCCATTGTTTCCAGATGGATCACGATTACCGAAAATGTTGCCATCTACTGCATAACGCAATAATTGATTAATGTTTGAAATGGTAATAGAACCAGAAAGATCACTAACATAAATACCATTTCCGCTGTCAGCAGCGGGTTGGTTAATTAATTTATACAATGAACCTGCATCGAATACACCGCCGTCAATATCGTATGTAGTAGCTGAATTGAAAATGGATGCAAAACCACCAGCATAACCGAAATACATATGGATATAGTTAATAAAATCACTAAACAATGTACTGTATTTGCCTACACTTACAATGCTGGAAGAATTTGGAATACCTGCTTTAAACTCAGATGCATCAATTGTGATGGAATCAGTTGGAAATGCGTCAGATTCCTCATCATATGATGTAGCTGTTATAGCAGAATTGTCTGCGTCTTTTGTAATACCAAGTTTTGTGTTAAATACACTAACGTCGAATATTACTTGTACGGCATTTGTCATATCATAACTGTTAAAACTGGCCTCTATAAGTTGTGTAATGGTTTCAAATCCTTGTTCCATTTCGAAACCACCAGTTGCAGTGAATGCAAAATAGTTGCCTGTGAAAACATGAGTTGTGTCAATAATGTGTGTTGGATTTCTTGATACATCGATGGTTGACATATTGCTAATTATTATATTATTATATATTATATAATTATAAAATTATATAATTATAAAATTATAAA